GTATGAAAACGGCGCGGAAAAACCTTGAGAGGGGGGGATACTGTTTTTTGTTTTCGTTTCACATGAAACAATTTATGTTTCTGTTTGTCACGCTGTTTGCAAAAAAATAAATGGAGCTGCATATCTGATTTGAACAGATAACCTGCGCATTACAAGTGCGTTGCTCTGCCTGTTGAGCTAATGCAGCATAGAGAGAGCGCAGCGCATCACTGCGCCCTCATAGTTGTGTAACAGCCTCAGCCATTCCATCTGCTTTTGTTTGTCCGCACATCAACATGCACAAAGTTTTTATAAACACCAATGCCGCCGCTGTTTGGCATGAGCTTTTCTGCATAGGCTGCAACTGTCTTTGGCGCAACACCCTTTACAACTATATCAGCCGCCATGCCGTAAAGATGGTAACTGTATGTTGCGCCGCCCTCATTCTTGTTGTGCGTTGGTGTGCGATATGCGCTGTTAATTGTGACAGCCTTGCCAAAGTGTGTGCGTATCTTTTGCAGGATCGTCACCAACTCCGGCGAGATAATGACAGGATCACTGCCATCTTTGCAGGCAAACTCTTTTACCTTGAAGTTTGCAGAAACCTTTGTGTTGCCGTTCTTTGTGTTGCTGTAAACATTAACGCTTGCGCCGTTCATGTTTGCATCATCTTCCTTTGCTGTGTTTTCTTCCCACACACAAATGAAGTTATGCACTTTTCTTGAGCTTGTAACTTTGCCGTCAGGGAAAATACACTGTGTGCTGCCTCCGCCATCAAGCATGAGTGCATGCAGCAGCCCCGCATCAAGAGCAAGTTTCTGCAACTGCTCAGGCGTGAGCTTATCTTTGGAGGCATACAGCCACACTCTGCCGTCAGCATACACGCCAATTGCAGTGCGTATCCGCTTGCCCACAGTTTGACAATAGCGCAAATCCTCCGCTTTGCCATCCCTCACCATGCAAACGCAACTGATATAATTTGCATATTCATCATACTCATTCAAAAGGCGTAACTCATTTGTCTGCCACGCAAAGCCCCAATACTTGTACTGATCCTTTGCATATTGTTTTCCGTCCGCCTTGAGATGACAAACAGGCGTAAAATCAGCCATGTTATAATAGCCGCCATTGATGACCGCTGTGCAGCCTGTCTCAGCTTTTACCTCAGCAATGCTCTTGCGCTTGCTGTTGATATAAATGCTGATCTTTTCTGCTTTCCCTGTATAGATCATTTTGCTGCGCTGTCAGCAAGCCCCTCTGCAAGCAGATAGCCAAGCACAGACGCGCCCTGCAAAATGCATCCGCTCACAGTTGTGGCAACATCCTCACTGCCGCCAAAGGCCATGATCAGGCCGGAAACAAAGCCCGCCAATGCAAACCACAACTTGCGGCTTGTCAGTTTTCTTTTCCAATCAATCTGCATGTGTCACTCCTCCATATCGTCAAAAAATTTGTTGATGTATCCCGCCCACTCTTGCTGCACATCCGCCCGCTCTGCGTCTTTTGCGAGCCGCGCAAGTGCCTCATCTCTTGTGCAGGGAATGTATATAGGCTCTGCACCGAGCTTTGCACAAATCCGATCTCTTGCAGCTCTGTGCGGCTCAGTTGTCACATAATAAGCAGTTGCCCATTTGCCCGCCCGCGTTTTCACGCTATCAAGCAAGCAATCTCTCATCTGAAAAACTTGTGTTTTCAGCGTGTCAGGCTTGTCATATTTGCTGCCGCCTGTAATGGCCTGCCATAGCAAATCCATGTCGATCAGCAAATCATTGCGCCCCTTGTTTTTCATCACAAAAGAGCTTTTGCCGCTGCAAGGCGCGCCCCAAACCAAATATACACGCTTGTAAGAGTATCCAAACCGATCATGAATGGCATTATGACAGGAGTGATGCACAAGCTGTATGTTGTCAGGATTAAGAGTGATTGCAGCATCATTCAAATTGCTCAAAGTGACCTCTTTGACATGATGCGCAATGCACTCATACCCTCTCACAATAGGCTTGTGACAATATGAGCATATGATCTGCCCCTCTTGATCAACGCGCTCATGCATGAGCTGCTGCCGGAGCTGCCTAAACTCCGCACTTGTATAAAGCTCATGCGGCGTTGTCAGCCATTTCATCCCTGAGCGGGCAGCATGGCAATCAGCTCATTATACTCAGCCTCACTCAGCTTGCCCGCCGCAAAGAAAATATCAATCTTTGCCTCAAGGCCGTCAGTGTTGCCGCGCTCAATCATTCTTTTTAAAGTTCTGTACAGCATTTGCAAATCCTCCATTTTTATAAAGTTACTCAACTAAACCAAGCTCAATCATTGTCAATCTATACTCATGATCAACGAGCATTGCAGCCGTGTCATCTGCCTCAGACGGCTCATCGACAATAGGCTCAGGATCAGGCACAACGCCCGCCGCAATGCTTGTTACAATCTGCCCCTCAACAGTGATGTTGACAAAAGGGAAAGTTTCAGGCACTTCCATGCCGTCAGGGATAACAGCCCACCCATCAGGAACAACAGAAAAACCGCCGTTCTGATTTCTGGGCGCCCCATTGGAGAGCGCATTGATCTCAATAATTCTCATTTGCGCTTGCCTCCTTAATCATAAACCGCAAAATAATTATATGTCCGACCCTCTTTGTTGAGCATATGGGACGCAGAGCCTGTGTTATACAAAGCAAGCGTGTTGCCGTCCCATTGATAATCAAATTCATCATCACTGTCAAAGGAAAAGCTGTACCCTTGTTCTGCAATCCCCGGAACAATGCCCATAAATGTTTTATTTGTTGCAGGCGCAATCATAACGAAAAGCGGCCTTTTAGAAAAAGAAAGATATAGCATTTTGTCAGCAGCGTTTCCGTATGTGCCTGTACCAACATACGAGCCGCGTTCAACCCTAATTGGCATTAATGCGTTGTCAAAAGGTACTCCAAGATATATAGTTTCAACCCCATCAACAATGCCTGTTTGATATGTATCGTTGCCGTTGCTCTGCACAAACTCCCAATCACCAGTTGTGATTTTGCCAGTGACAGGAGACATATCCGCATTAACATCATAATCCTCTGTTCTGGATTGAGTAATTGCAGATGTTGGGGATACATAATAAATTTCTCCGTCAACGATGCCGAGTGTTGCCGCATATGTTTCTATATATTTCCCCTTAATAACAGAATAGCTTGAATAGTTGTTGTAGGAATATTTCGCAGTAGACACAGGCTCTGCCAAAGAAACCTTGCCGGAAATAGGATCGACAACAACCCCATCAGAATAATTGACAACGCCTGTTGTACTTGATCCGCCCATGCAGAGAAACCATCTGTTTGTGACCTCGCCAAGCTCAAAACTTGCCACATATGTTCTGCGTTTCCAATAATGCAAATAAAGCAGATCAGTTAATGTTTTAGCCCGCTCCCAAATAGCGGCAACGCCCGCCGCATCAATATACTTTCCCATGCGTCAGCCTCCTCACACACAAATTGCCGCAATTTCCTCTGCTGTCAGCGGCTCAGACGGCAGCGCATCAATCCCGCTGTCATCAATGCAAATATAAATCTTGCCATCCTCACCCCTGCGCGGAATAAAGCGGCTTGTTGTGGGCGCAGGATCAAGGGCATTAAACTGCGCCTCTGTGCCTGTCCAAAAAGAAACATCCGCGCCGCCGTTGTCACTGACAATCTTTGTGACAGCCGCCGCCTCAAAATCAATGTTCTGCAAGCTGCCCTCAGCAATTGCCTGCTCCAAGAGGCTCAAAACCTCCTCGCGCGTATACACTAAATAGCGGCAGTTGTTCTCACAAAGGCCAAATACATCAACCCTGCTCATGTTTCATCCTCCTCAACATCAGGCTCAAGCCAATTGTTTGCCTCAGCAATTTTCCGCCTAAGCTCAAATTCTCTTTGCCGCAGCAGATGCGCGGCCTTGTCTCTATACCAATCTTTATCCAAGTTCTGCAAGATGCTGTTGCATGCGGCAACATCAGGCGGGGAGTATTTTGTTGTTACCTCCTCATATACAGCAGTGCCATTGTCACCAACTTTTGTATATGTTTTCTTCTCCTGATACTCAAAGCCCTTTGCGCGCATTTTGAGCGCACTCCTGACCTCAGTAATTAAATCCTGCCGCCCTGCTTTTATTGCCTCTGACAATTCAGGATACTTATTTTTATATTCATACCATGATGCAGTTGACACGCCAAGCCGCCGCGCAATCTGCTCCTCATCCATGATCTGCACCCAATCAGAGATATCACGCAAGTGCGGCTTTACATAGTCAGCATATTTTGATTTGCGCCCCATGTAATCACCTCATACAGAAAAAGCGGAAACAATCAACCGCGATCAATATTGATGCCGCCATGTTTCCGCCTTTTTTCCTATCTCCCTAAATGATATATCCTGCTGTTGCGTTTTGTCAATATGCCATCCTTACAAGGCGCGATATGTCACGCATAAGGAACACTGTTGCGCAAAGTCACAGGATCAGGGGATATTATATTTAATTTTCATTGCTGTGTGGCGTTGTGTCACTGTTTCCAAAGTGGATTTGTATAATATACTCACCGCCCTCAAAATCACGCCTTGCCACAAGCTGTATTTGATTGACAATTTTGCCAACCATCTCACACTTTACTTTTCCCATTTCACACACAAATCTGTGTTTCTGCTTTTCAATTTCAGCATTTGCAGCCTCAGCAATTGCCCTCCTCACAGCATCTTGCAAAGCAATTAATACATCTGCATCAGCCATGCTCACTCCTCCTTTGCGCCCAATGCCGCCACAGCCATTGCAACCGCTTTTGCATAATCTTCATTGTCATAGTTTGCAACTCTGTACTCCGCATACAAATGCACAAGCATCACAGCCGCCTCTTTGTAGCTCATTTTCTTTTCTCCTCCCTCAAAATATCCGCTATCAAGTGCCATGCTCAATCCTCCTTTGCATACATCTCACCGCCACAGGCAGCGTATCCGGCAAGATCAACAAAGTTGTCAATGCTGCCATGCCCGCTCTTGATGCGCGCGATCTTGAGCAGTGCCATCATCACGGCAACATCTTGCCTGTTGAGAGGACACTCAGTGTATATTGACCAAAACAGCGCAATGCTTGCAAAATTATCCTCCGGCTCATCATGCGTCTCATCTCTGTCCCCGCTGACGGCCTCCGCCGCCATTCTCAAAATATCAGCGCGTGTCAGGGGAGCAGTGTTGTCAGCGGATGCCGCCGCGTTTTCTTTCTGTATTGCATCCATGCTGATCCGCGCAAGCAGCTCATCAATGACAGCCGCCGCCCGCCCGCAATCTCTGCACACATCAGCAAAGCTCTCAACATTGCCGCTCACATAATCCGCTGCATGCCGCCGCAATCTTTCAATCAGCTCCGTTGTTGTTTCTGTTCTTGTGATCATGTTTTTCCTCCTTATCCATTTTTGCTCCGCAATTAGGGCAATAGTTGCTTAAACCAACTGTGTAATGATTGCAGAAAGGGCATTGATACACATCGTCATATACTTCATCCCTATCATGCATATCAATCCACGCGCCATGCACCACAGCCGCCGCAAGCTCACGCTCAAGCTCCGCAATGCGCGCCTTTGCAATCAGCAAATCAGCCTCAATATCTGTCATATGCATTGTGTGGCCTCCTTGTCAAAATACCAATCTATCACATTTTTTGCATCCTCAAAGCAATAGCACACGCGCACAAAATACCCATTTTGTATGAGCTGTGTGATCCACTCCTCCTGCAAATCTGTTGGCTTGTTCTTGCCCCACTTCATCTCAATATACATGCCATGATAGCCGCGCCGCGCCGCCGGAAAACAAAGATCAGGCACTCCGGCTTTTACGCCCTGCCGCTTGAGATTTGCAGCCTCAATCTTGTTTCTGCTGCCGCCGTTTGGCACATGATACACAGGGATGCTGCGCATTGTGCAATATGAGATCACTTTGCATTGCTCAATTGCCTCTTGCTGTTTCACTCAGCATCAGCCTCCTCAGCGAGATCATCGCGGCCAAATGTTTCAAGCAACTGCCGCAGTGATACAATGCCCTTTTTCTGTTCACTGCTGCCGATCACATCACAAATAATCTGCATTGCTTTTTTATCACTGTACATTTTTGCAACTCTTATACGCGGACACTCACTATCCTCAGAAAAATCCCATGTAATAATATAATCAGGCAGAAACTCCATGCCGCATCCTCCTCAATCTCTCAAAGAAAAATAAATGCCCATCCCAAAGCAGGCAACGCAAAGGCCGACATTTGCAGAATACAGCGCAGAAGATGCGCACATGCCCGCGCAAAAACTTGCCGCAAACGCATTAAGCCCCGCCGCCGCAAAGAAAAACCATGCAAGCATGCCGCACCTCCTCAATATTTCTTGCCATGCTTATAAGGGCGCGTGATGTTGTACTCATGCTTGATCCGCAGCATCTCCTCAACATCAATGCCCTCTTTGCCGCACCAATCCAAAATGCGAATGATGCAATCAATCATCTCAATTGCAATGCCGTCAGGCTTGCCGTTGATGTTGTACCACAACAGCGGCTCTTGCTTTCTGTCAGCCTCCAAAGCCTCACTCAGCTCAGAATGACACAGAGCCACAACCTCACCAAAGCTGCGCTCATTCTCCCACCATCCATGCTCAACAGCGTTTTCATGGATTGCATTTGCCCATCCGTTAATGTTCATTTTTTCAACCTCTCTTTCCGGCTTTTTTTAATAGTTCTCAGTTTGTAATCATCATACATATCTTCATTGCGCTTGATTGCGCGCACAGCAGCAGCCTCAGCATCATAAACCTTTTTGAAAGCTGCATAATCAGCGCACTCAGAGTGACAGCCAACATGCCGCCGCCCGCAATCTTTGCAAGGGGATTGCTGCCTTGAGTTGCCATAATTCATCTTGCCCCAATCACTCACAGCATCACACTCCTAAAATGTTTTTCATCTCAGCATATCCATCCTTGAGAGCAGCCCGCCGCCGATCCTGCCCGCTCACCTCAATTGGATGGCAACGCTCAAGCAATCTGCTGTACACACGCGCCTTGCTTGTGCTGTCAGGATTTTTGAGCTGCGCGCCAGTGAGATTTGTTGTGATGATCATTGGCAGATGCGCTCTGTATCTCGCATCAATAATGTCATAGACAATCTCTTGCATATATTCTGTGTCACGCTCCGCCGCCAAATCATCAATCACAAGCAGATCAAATCTGTTGAGGCCGTCAATGTACTCCTGCCGCCCCGCAAACATGCCTTGCAGCGTGTTGCTCAGGCGGGAAAACTTTGTTACAAAGGCCGGATGCCCCTTGTCAATCACAGCATTTGCAACCTCACAGGCCGCATATGTTTTGCCCACACCAACTGCGCCATACAGGAGCAAGCCCTTGCCCTCTGCCTTGAAATCAGCAAAATGCTCGACATAGTTTTGCATTGCTTTTGTGAGGCGCGGATTGCTCATGTCATCGTTGGCAAATGTCCATTGCAAAAGCTGCTCATCCGCAAAGCCCGCGCGCCTGTACTTCTCGCACATCTGCAAAAATTTCTGATATTCACGCGCCCGCTCCTCAGCCTCTCGCGCCTCTGCTGCACACTTGCACAGGCAAGGCACAACGCGCTCATCATCAAGGAAAGACACACGGCATTGCTTTGGCGTGTTGCACTTGCCGCAGCACAGCAGGCCATCTGCATTGATGTAATCACCCGCCGCCGCAGGAGATGCCGCCGCCGCTGCTCTTGCTATGCCATCAATCGCCGCTGTTAAATTCATTCTCAATCTCCCTCCTCAAATCCTCATACAGATCAGAGAATTTTTTGTCCCACTTGCGCAACCCGCGCAAAAACATAACGCTCAAAATAAGCCACGCAAACGCAGCCACATTTACCATAAGATCAGCCATTTCCGTCACCTCCGTCCATCTTTGCTCCGCAGTTAGGGCAATAGCGGCTTTTCCTAAAGTAAGGAATACTGCACTTGCTACAACGGAATGTATCTTCATATTCTCCATCAATACAGACGCTCCCGACACAATTCCACCGCCCATGCACCACAGGGGCTACATCTGCGGCAGGGCAATCACAAATTTCTTGCACCATGTCGCATCTATGCTCGCTCTTGCAATTCACGCAATCACACTCAGTGTTTTCACACCATCCGTCGCAGGTGTTGCAAAGGCGTTTTATCAACGCCCCGCGCTCAATATACTCAGCCATTGCCAATGCCTCCCTTTGCAATCCTCATTTCAGCCCCGCACTCAGGGCAATACTTTGTTAAATGGTTTTCATCCTGTACGCCGCTGCATCTTGAGCAGTGCCAATCAGATGCCCAATCTGCATTGGGATTGTTGCGCACCCACCAACCGCGCACAGGCGTTGTCACTGCGCTCTCTGCGCGCTTGATTGCATCAACGATCTTGTCAGCGTCAACATGCAGCCCCTCTGCCCGCGTCTTTGCCTCTCTCCATGCGCTTACAGCAGGGTTCCACCCGCAAAATTGACAGTTGACAGGATTGACACACACAACACCAACATTGTACTTGCAGCACAGATCACTCATTGCACACCCTCCTCACCATACACATCAGGCAGCTCCCAACAATAAAAGCTCTCAGAGCCATAATCAACAGCAAAGTGATTGTGCTGCCCATCTCCTACAAAAAACAAATACTCAGCAGGCAGCACCCGCCCAACATCCTCAATGCCTTTCTGTTCATCGTTCCAACGCTCAAGCACATCATAAGCAAGCTCAAGCAACTCAGGCTCAACAGGATTGTCAATGCTGTATCCGTGAAACTGTTTAGGCGCAGCAACAACATCCGCAATGCTGTCCTCATAGCCCGCATCATATCTGTTGAGAGCGCAC